TCACCAATAACAAATATTGGATCATTAACTGTTACTGCAGTTGAGTTAACTGAAGTTGTTGTACCATCAATTTGTAAGTTACCTTTGATGATAACATCACCTTCATTACTTAAACCATCTGGATATGGGTCAATAAACAGTTTATCACCAGCACCACTTACGGTAGAAATTATATTATCTTCAATTTTAACTTTACCAAGATATGATGAAGTAGATACGTTCAACGGGGTAGTGAACTTAACTTGCTTGCCAGTAAGACTGGATACTACTAATTCATCATTACCATCTTCATCATATTCAAATTTAACATCCTTATCAGAACCAAATGAAAACGCTGTATCATCACTAACAGCAAATTCACCAGTTCCATTAGTAGCAAATATAACATCTCCATCCGTATCTGTAGATGATAGAGTCCTACCATCCATTCTAAGATTATCTACATTCCACTGATCAATTTTTCTATTATCATCAAGAACAGCAACTATACCACCATCACTATTTCTTGTATTGGTAACACCAGCAACAGCACCTGGTTGATGATCCATCATAGAAGTATAATAATGTCCTCCTACTGAGAAAACATTACTTCCATCGTCACCAACAAATATTCTATCTTTATATTGATTTACTCCACCGTAACTGCCGATGCCAGTTACATAACCCATTTCACCCCAATTTAGGCTGGCAGGTTTGTTAGTACCAGAGGATCGTTTGATCCTGATAATGCTAGCCATTTAAAAATTTCCCCCGTTAATGTCTAAATTCGAGTCTGAGCCAGGTGTCAAAGATAGTGTAGCGTCCCATTTTTGAGTTGCTCCATTATATACCAATACCATTCCATTAAGTAGGTTCGCAGCATTAACATCGCTGAGTTCAGCTAAGGAAAGACCTTGGGCTCCAGCAAGTGAAGAAATAACCTTAACAGCGTTTTTTTGCCCTACTCTGACCTTAATGTCTGCCATTTATGTAAGCAATTCAAGAATCTATCTATTATTTATGTTTACGATTAGCTAACTCTTTAAGTAAAGATTTAATCTCATCAATATCTTTTTTCATTTCATCTAGTTCTGCCTTCTCATCAAGTTTTTTATTTCTTTTAGAAATATGTTGAGAATATGAATTGGTATCACAATTTAAAATCGCACCTGTTTCTGGATCACGAAACAAGTTTTTATGTCCTTCAACTGGGATCATTGTCTACTTCCTTTTAGGTTTTTTTAAGTTCTTTAAGAATTTATCTCTAAATTTATTTAATTGAGTAGTATCTCCTCTTTTTTCTAATTCTTGTCTAACTTTCTCTACATTAGAATTATTAGTTCCCTCATGCCCATTAGGACCTCTAACTTGTTTTCTTCCATATGCCTTAGTAGTTCTGGGATCAACATCAAACGGACCAGATAATCTTTCCTTTGCTTTTACATTCTTTTTGAGTTCCTGTTCTACTGGATCTGGCATTCCACCTAGTTTGTCTAATGAAAGACCATCTTCTTTAGATTTCTTCTTTTTAGATTGCAATACCATACCAGTAAGACCAGTTGCAGCAAGTCCAGCACCAATCAACTTTGATGCTGGTATTGCAAGTGGAGCTAATGCAATTGCTTCTTGGAATTGCTTAAAGGTCTTCATGCGTAATGCATACTCCTATCATCCTTTTTATCTTTTAACTTATTGCCTCTTTGACGTTTCTCACCAGTTTCACCATACTTATTTGGACCTACCTTTTCTTGTCCTAATCCTTCAGATTTCTTACCACTCTTATCAGTATAATGTAATGTTGCCTTTTTACCTGGTTTCTTAGTGATCACAGATTCCTGATCTGATTCACGACCAAGTCTTCTCATAGTTTTGCCAAACCTACGTCTTGACATGTTCTTAGGTTTGGTAACTGAGTAAGATACCTCTTTACCTTCAACGCCATCATCATACTGATATCTACCAGTTGTCTTACGATAACCAATACCTTTTTTCTCTAATTTACCTTCAAGATTTCTTCTTTTCTTGCGATTTTCATCTTCATCATCACCACGATCAGCAGAGATGTGACCTGTATCTTTATTTCTAGCATTACTTAATTGTCTTGCTAGACCACCTTCACATAGTTGTTGAAATTCTTGAAAAGTTCTCATTACGCTAATGCAATTGCTCTAAAGTCTTTTAATCTAACTGGAACACATTCGTTTGTGGATGACATCACAATCTTAATTGCAAATCCATCAAACTGTTCCAAATCATTTATACTAAACTGATATTCTGAGAAATCATTTTGTCCATTCTTCTTCACTTGAGCATCTGCTCTACCATCATTTAATCCAAGATCAATAATATCATCACCAAAACCATCACCATCAGTATCAATTAGGTTCTTATAACCAGGGAAGGCTCTATATGTTTGAGATACTTCACTAGAATCGGCACTGAATAATCTATAGAATACTCTAAAGTCTGCTTCTGGTTGAGCATTAGCAGCAACAAATACTTTAACTGATGTTGCAGGTTGCTTTAAATTAACTCTCTTAGAAACAAATATTGAACCATGTGGATCATTTTCTAATGACTTACTTCTTGTATCAGTAACATAATCCGATACTGGACTATTGATCTTATTTCTACCTAAAACAAAGGTTGCATATTTTGCATCCAATACTGGAGATAGATTCTTATCTGTTGATGTCATATCAACCTTTAGTGCTAATGATTTATTCTTAGGTAAAGTGCTTAACCTGAGTGATTCATTAGTTTTAGATGCTACTAATCTTGGTGTTGGGAAGAATGTAGTCTCATTTAATATAGTTGGTTCAAATCCCTGATCAATAAAGGATACTTCATTTCCACCAGCACTAGTTCCACTAATAGTTCTAATCGAAGTATTTGCAAAGGTTCCTTTACCAGGAGTAATTACATTAAATTGTGGAGATAAAGAACTGAACTGATGATTCTGAGATACTTTTGCACTCTTACCACCTACAGCTTTTTCACTAGTAAAGCATAATAAAGTCTTATTATCAGCAACATTATTACCTCTAGCACCAGTTCCTCTATCAATTTCTAAGAAATAATTGTCAATATTTGATGCATTTCTTAAAGTTGTATTAGAAGGAATATTAATAGTACTATTAATACCAACTAGAGGGAAACCATTTATTTGATATGGTTGAATAGATACGCCTGTGCTATGTCCAATTGCAGTAGAACCACCGAGTCCTCTACTATCAAGTGTTAATTGACCAGTTCCAACAACATAAGAAACAATTTCACTTTCTATTAAAGCATCACCTCTATCTGTTGTAATACCTGCAAAGTTAACAAACGATGAAGTAGAAGCAACTGATACTAATGTTCCACCTAGTGCCAAATCTGCAGTTGTTTGTGTTGATATAGAATCTGGTTCAAGTCCTTCAAGTTTAACAGCGTTGTTTGCACCATGATGAGCATGGTTGTATTGAATAACCTCAATAACATTACCAGTATTAAGATCACTAAGAACTTCAGAATCAGATGGAAATACAGTTGCACCTGTTGCTTCTAGTCTACCCTGAGCATTATTAGTACCATAATGAATAATTTGCTCACCATTCTTAAATACTTCTCCCTGAACATCAGTTAGATGTATTGTATCTAAAGTTGTACCAATCTTCTTAACTGCGAATTTAGCACCAGCACCTCTCTTATAATTTCCTCCTTGAGGATCAATTGTTAGTATATCACCAACAGCAAATCTACTACCTCCATTTCCATTAGAAGAAGTACCTGTGTTAGTAAGTGCTGTAATTACACCATCAGTAACAGTTATATCTGCAGATATACCAGAACCATCACTAGTTGTTGACTTAAGTGCAACTCCAGATGTAGAAATGAAGTCATATCCAGATCCACCAGAAACTATTTCTGGTTGCTCACTATCATCATATGGGGCAAATACTTTTTCAACTATACCAGTAATACTTCCATCCTCTGTATCTCCAGGTGCTCCAGTACTGATTTTTCTACCAACAGGAGCATCTGCGGTAGCAAGACCAGAAACTTTAACTTTTAATTTTCTAGGTAAAGTTCTAATTGGATTGTCAGATAATACTTGAGTATTCTCATTACCAGGTTCAACTGGACTATTATAGAATGTTACTGCACCAGAAGGAACAAACTCTGCTTTATATAACTGGAATGTTAAATCTTGATACTGACTTGGAGTCCAAATTGTACCATTCTGAGATTTAAATAAACTACCACCAATATATTGCTTAGTATGAACAACACTTTCAACATCTGGTAAATTTGCAGTCTTAACAGTCTTCTGACCCATAGTTGAGACCCACATCTCATATAAGTCAGATGCTGGTGATAAAAGAACTATCGCATATTCCTTGCCACCTTCTAAGAAAATTGGTGATGGGAATTTAATATTTGTTGCAATAGAAGCATCGATAGATGTTGTAATATCTGCAGGATTTAATGAAACCTGTGCATAATCTTGAACTAGGAAATTAGTTGGTGTTCCCAATTCAACATCTCTAACTTCAACAAATACTTTAGCAGATGGATCCTTACTTCCAAAGTAAACATCAACAGAAGTTAAGAACATTCCAGTTTCATCAACCCTAAAGGATTGTGCCAAAGGATCTCTATAAGGAGCCTCTACTCTTACAGTATCTGATGTACTATTAACGTTTACTGTAGTTGTAGTTTCATTAGGTCTTTGTGCAGGTTCGGGTGGATTTCTAACTCCAACTGTTGATGTTTGTTGTGTTAGAATAGTTCCCGTTGCATGATAAGTTCCTGTAGCATCACTTGCAAGAGCAGTGCTTCCTGGTAGGGTTACTGTTCCTGGAGTGGTAGCAGTTAACTTAAATGTCTTAGTTCCACTATAGAATAATACTGGTGGTTGTGGTGTTACATTTGCATTTCTAAAGAAGAATGATCCTAAAATATCACCCCAATTATCTGACATTAATGATGAATTTGTTATTGTTGCTGTTGCACCACTAGATGTACCAACAACTACACAACCATCTGTTACATATCCATAGTAAGATTCATCATTTGCTAATGCAGCAACATCAACGTTAAATATTTTTGATGTAGATGAATAAGCATCAGATGGAGCAGGTCTTGTTCTATCAAAAATATCAACTTGATAAGTTTCAACACTACCATTCTTCACATTAATTCCACTAGGAGATCCTAGAGGAACTGCGATTACACTTGCATCACCGTACTTATGTTCGGGAGCCATTACCTTAACTTTACCTATTTGCTTACCATTTTTGAAAATAGTTGCATCTTCATATACGGTAAACGTACCAGAAGTCATTTCAATTTCAGTTACCTTTGGAAATACATCAGGAATTCCACTATCAAGATAATGATAATGCTTAGTAGATGGTTTTAGTCCATTTCCATTAAATGCTACGTTTCTAGAACGCATGAATGGATCTGTTGCACCACTAATCTTAACACTTTCAACATAATCAAACTCTCTAAGAGCTTCAATTGTATTAGTAAATGAAGTTTCTACTGAATGTGTAGTTGTTGTAGTTGTTGTTGTAGTGGTATCAATATGATTACCTTCAAATATTTGTTGATTAGCACCTATTTCAGTTTCAGTTACATCAACATCAGTATCAACTGTAGTTGTATCAGAAACAACATTTGCTTGTTCTGCCCAAGTTGCTCCACTAGATTCTGTTCTATAATCATCAACATATATTGTTCTAGTCCAGTTATCTGATGGTGGGTCAATAATAACACTACCAGCAAATACTATAACGTTAAATGGATTAATATTTTCAACTTGAGTTGCTTGAAGGTTCTTAATTTCACTAGCAACTTCTTCATATTTTAATGTAATCAAATCACCAGTTTTCTGACAATTATCATCAAGTAATTTTAAATTTGCACTTCTATCTACAGAATTCTCATTTATTGATGGATCAAATGCTAAATCTGCCTTTAATGACCAGAAATCAACAGCACTAATTAACTCTTTATTAACAACATCAACATCACATCTAGAACCTTGTGTTCTATTGAAGTTGATAAAGTTTCTATCTTTAAAATCATTTGCTACAAATCCAGTTTTGAATCTGGTTAATCCATCAGCATCAGTAACTTGTAAAGATTTGGTATCTAATTCTAGAGCAGTAAGAGAAGTCATTACTTCTAAATTAGCAACTCTCTTTTCAATTTTACCAATATCTCTCATGGTAAATCTTCTATTATCATATAACTTGATCTTTGGACCTTTTACGGGATCATACAAGTATGGGGGAAGAGTTATTTGAGCTACCTCCATAGATGGACCAACTTCTGTAGGTGGTGCAGGATTATCTGCAGAAACACCTTTAATTAATTTTACCTCTTCAAATTTATTAATAACTAATTTGTCTATTCTAGGTAAATAATAACTATATCCAAGAACAGAACTTTCATTCGGAGCAACAACATATTTTGTTATTGATTCAAAAGTTCTAGCAGAAAAATCAAATGGTGACTTATTAGTCGTAACTGCTGGATCAAATGGATTAACTCTAGGTCTGAAGTCTAAGATATCAGTTCCTCTATCTAAAGATATATGGGGAACATCATTTGTATACCTATCTTTATTATATGAATTGGCAGTAAATAAATCTCCACTCTCAGTACTCTGAGTTTTATAATAATCGAGGATAACTAGTAGTCTATTTGTTGGAGGTGAAGAATTTTTCTTTCTAACAATTTTAGAATAATCACTATACTGCTTTTTATGACCTTTATCTAAAGTATAATTTGAAGTTCTATCTGTGTAATTACCATTTGTTATGCCCTGTAAATTAGTTTCGATATTAGATTCTTTGAATGTAATAGTTTCTCCCTTAGAGAAAGTATTATCATTTAAATATACATACTCAATTTCAGTTGCAGACACTCTATTAACAATCTGACCAATTGCTCTACTACTCTTACCTATAAATTTTTCACCGATAACAGTATTTGTATCTAACGCAAGACCAGAAACAAATGTTAATCTATCAAGAGATGGTATACTTGTATTTTTTGATTCATATATTGCATGAACTTTAACTACATCTGGAATATTTAATGAAATATCAGCATCTTCAATCCTTAATCCATAATACTTACTTTCATCAAGACCATTATTTGTAGATACACCTACCTGCCTTGTTATTTCTACTTTATGACTTCTAACAAAATCTTTAGATTTTGTTTTTAAACCAACCTTTTTCAAAGTTACATTTACAGTACAAGCAGTACTTGGAGTTAATCCACTAAAGGAAATATCATTACCATTATTTGATATAGAAACCTGATCAGCACTTAAAGTTTCTGTGGTTCCATCAGCATAGTGAATAGAATATCTTTCTTCATCAAATACTTCAAAGAAACAACTAGTAATACCAGAAGAAGCATCAAATGCTGAAGCACTACTAAATGATAATGTACCTGCTGCTGATGTTGTTTTACTAGTTACTTGACGATTAATAAGAAGATTTGAATTTGAAAGATCAACAGAAGAGACATTTTTCTTAGGTAATCTACTGTATAAACCAGAATTGGCAAGATTAATAATCTTAGGTGATTTAATTCTGAATATATTTGATGTACTTACACCTGCAATAATTTCACCACTATTAACACCCTGTACATTTGCAATAGGTGCTAAGTTCATAGTTGAACCATCTGCAGATACACTAGTAACTCTATTATAAGTTTGATCTCCAAAATCTGTAGAATAACCTACGATTGTATCAGTCTTTACACCAACTTGTCCTGCAAATCTTCTTCTAGGTGATTGTGCTGTTGCACTATTACCGTTAGAAGCACCAGATACTGTTAATGGATCAACTATAGAGAAATTAGGTAATATTCTGTCATACAAAACTGAATCGGCACTAAAATCAGATACTAAAGAAGATTCTAATCCATCTGAATCTTGATAAACCGACTTAATATCATCTACTGTATATGATTTAACTGTAATAACAGATGAATTTAACTTTGTCTCTTCATTAAATATTAGTTGCTCTCCTTGAATGAAAGATCCAGTTGTTTGAGACAGAATAAGTTCTGATGCATAATGACCCGCAACATATCCTAATGCACCACTACTAAGTCCTCTAACACGACTAGAAGTTGGAACTGTAGTTGCAATTGTTCCTGCATTAGAAATCTGTAAAACTGTATATGTTTGAATATCATATAAATGAAGATCCCATTCTGTGCTATCTCCACTATATTCTGCACCAGCAACAGCAAATGAATAAACACGAGCCTCACCAACTAAAGCTCCATTTCCTGAAGTTGGATTAGCACCTGCAGCCTTTCTTTGACTATAGAGTTTAATAGTATTAGCAGTAGATCCACCAACATTAATCCAAGGAGTACCCTCAACATTATTAACTTTCAACATACTACCCATTCTAAATGGGATAGATGCAGATTTTATTGTCTTCGTATCTCTTGGCTTATCTACATCTAAAACTGTAGTTCCTGGTAATGTTACATCAAATCCCCTAACATATGCTTTACCTGGAGACAACTTAACACACATAGTGTCTTCTGAAGGATCATTACCTTCATCAGTTTTCTGTCCTTCTACATATAAACCATTTGATGAAATTTCATCATTCAAAGAGTTTTGAATATTAACTCTAAATGGATTTACTGCATAGTTTCCTGACTCATCATAAGTTCTCTTAGCAAAATACTTCTTAATTTCAGAATATACTGAGGTATCTTGTAATTTCTTAATTTCACCATCTCTAACACGAATTAATTCTACAAAATTAGTGTCTTCAAAATCTAAAAGTGCTTTTTTTGCTAACTTAACACTTATTTTAAATCTATCTGCACCTGGTGCAGCATAGTTAGTGAATCCTTTAGCATTATCATTTAGAGAATCGTCATCATTTGCATTAATTACAGTTTCGGATATCTCAAGTCCAACCCTATATGATGGTTTATTAGAATATGGTTCTAATACTATAATATCTTTAGTGACATCTACAAAAGTTCCTCTTATAAAATATACACCATTATCGACACCAACTGCAGATCCAATAGCAGAAGGATCTTCTGATAAAACAGTTAAAATTGTTTCACCAGCGTTTAAAGTAGTGTTTCCGTAAGTAATATTCTCTTCAAGTGTTAAAATTTCCTCATTAGGGAACATTTCACTTATTGAACTTACTCCAGACTGATTATATTTTACAAAAAGTGTAATATCATCAACACCTTCATCTGGTGGTAAGATATAGTTTTTAATAGTACCAATTATTTGTGAGTTTTGTCCTCTAACTTTAGTACCTTTTCCGTCATTATTGTTTATTAAAGCATCCAAATATATTGTAACATCAATACCTAAATGATCTGGATTTACCTTTACTGAGAAGTACGTACTATCGTATGTAACTCCACCAGGTATAACCATAGATCCTTCTTTGAAGATATGGCTTCCAAATGATTCTACCTGATTTTGTAATATCGACTGAAGACTTGTTAGTTCTCTTGCTTGAACTGGAAATCCAGGTTTAAACAGTACCTTATAAAAGTTATCTGCCTTATCAAAATCATCATAATAAGGACTTATATTTAAGTTAGTCTTTTGTGGCATTTTTCTTTAGAATTCCAGGATGATTTTGACGTCTTCTTTTTGTCTCTCATTACGAGCGATCAAAGGTCTATTGTCTAAGTAAACAATTTCCCCTGATCCTTTATTTATCTCTGAATTAGATAACCCATTTGAGAAGTTAACTCCCAAATCAATTAATTTAGTTCCAGTTGGATTTATAGTTATTCCACTAAAGGAAGTATTGATACCTGCAGAAAAACTAGAACTGTCTCCTTTTATTGCATTTGATGATGCTTCAAAGGAATAAATTGCACCTGAAGTTGATATGCCAGTATAATCGGTTTGATCTAATGTAGTAGTATAATTTAGAGATCTATCTCTAAAGTACTTCATAACTTTAGTTTCTTCATCATAAGATGCAACATACCCTTGAGCGATTCTTCCAGAAGTTAATACCTGTGTTATACGCTCACCAACTTTTGGTGTAATTGATGTATCTGCAATAGTATCAAAGATAAATGCCTGTGTTGATGAAAATGTAGAATCGCTGTAAGTTACTGCTGTTCCTACTTTAGTTGGGTTTTTAACAATCCCTACCTGTGCAAATTTAGTGTCAGATGGGAAGTCTTTTGTAGAATCATCAAATCTGGCATATATTAAAACTCTATCAGTACCCAATTCTTTATAGATGTCATATCCATGACCTAAAGATGGAGGTATAATCGGAACAAGTTTTGCTCTTTGGTTTGATGGATGAGCAGCATCTTGTAATGCACCCAAATCTACCAATCCATAACTATAACCACTTCCACCAGAACTAACGGTAGCATTTGTTATTTTACCACCTACTACATCAACTCTTGCCTTACCACCAGTACCATCTCCTAGTATATCAACTTCCTGCCCTAATCCATCTGCATACTTACCACCAGCGTTAGCGATGTAAATATGTTTGATTTGGTTACTGTTTAATGAAGAATCTCCATTCTCTCTAACAGCTTTAATTTGAGCATCTGTACTAGTTGACCAGTTATTGGGAACAGTAATATATTCTGTAGAATCAAATTTTAATATATCTGCTGGAGAAACAGTATAAAGATACTTCCAAACATAACCATCACCACTAGTACCTGCTCTAGAAGGTTCTAAATCGGTGAACATTGGTTCATCTTGAGAAATATTTCCAGTAGGATTATCACCACTAGAACCATTTGAGATACAAACGTACACTTTGAACTCGGAGTTCATTACATAATAACTTGCACCATATAATCTACTAGAATCGTTTATTGGACTCTGAGCACCTGCTTCGGTTGAATAATCATCACGATACATTTCATATCTTTTACCAGCAGTCCAATCTATTCTTCTAACAATTCTTCTTATATTAGCAGAGGCAATTCTCTTACCATACATCATAGTATCGCCTACATGAGCAGTACTAGAAAAACTGTCAAGAGGTTTTGGTGTAGAATTAGTTTTATTCCAATCACTAGACCTACCATACCCTACTTGAACACTAGGAGATGGTGTTCCTGTTGGATTTGATAACCCAATAAAAACATAGTAAGCATTTTTATCTGATTCTACTGATTCGACAAAATTGTTTGCGTTTAAAATTCTAAACTGATCAGTAACAATTGCTGGCATGATTATAAATTAAACTTTTTTTCTTTATTTATAGACATAATTTTATAGTCCACTAACAATTCTAATAGAACCTGTATTTCGTAGTCCAAATTCAGAATTCAAACCGTTATAATACCTTCTCTGTATTGTTGGATATGTTGATAACCCAGAATCAACTGTCAATCCAGTAACACCAATTGAAATTGGTGATGTTGATCTAGATCCATTATATATTCTACCCCAAGTTATTTTTCCTAATGAAGTTGTTAAACCAATATTAGTTATATCATAATAACCAGTCTGAGCAAAACCAACACTATTAGTTGTACTTAAGATATCACAAGTAATTTCTGCTTTAAAATCACTAAGTTGCGTAAATGTATGAACTTTATAGATGTTATCTAGGAAATTTGTTCCAATAGCAACTATGCTATTATCGTTCCCATCAACAGAAGTAACTCCACTTCCTATTGTAGTATCTTTAACTAAGATAGGATATCCAACTGCTAACTTATTAGCATTAGATTTATGTGAAGTAAAGAAGAACTTGAGTGCTTTAGTTCCTGCACCACCAGAACCTTGTGATGTAGAAATTCCAGTAATAATACCAGTATAACCTTCAACATTATCAAATGAGGTCATCTTCTCAGTTTGATATAGAGGTTTCTTAATTAATACTTCGGGTGGATTTGTATAAGTATATCCTAATCCAATATTGTCTATTGTTATAGAATCAACTTTACCATTTACGATGTTAGCAGTTGCTTCTGCGAATGTAGAAACTCCAACCTGTGCATATTCATTCTTAACAGTTGTTCCAATACCAACTCCTATTGGTGCTGATATTGATAATGTAACTGCAGAACCAACATAACCACTACCAGATTCAACAATAGTCAACGCTGATATATCACCTTTAGCAGAAACAGTTGCAGTAATAGCTGCTGCTACAGAATTGTCAGATGACATTAATAATGCATCTACTGCTGTGATATTAACATTGTACCTATCATCAGTTCCTAATGCAGGGTTAGCATCATCTTCATAGAAGAATGATTCTGCATCATCAACAAATATTCCACCACTAGCACCTGTACCAGAAGAATTAGTTATATCTCCAATAACCTTTGCTGTTGGATATATTTGAGGTTCAATAACTTCTCTTGCTTTAGAAATTAATTCACCCTTAATAATCTTATCTTCTTTCTGTTTTGTCCAATCAACTGGTTTGAATATCGTTTCATTAATACCCTTGCCTCTGTATAATGTTGTTTCAACAAGATCAGATCCTAGAATATCTTTGATAATTCTATCATTTTCCTGATCTAAAGTATCTGTAAATGCTGGATTTCTAGTAATACGAATATCATCACCAATTTTGATAGTTTCGTTAATATTAACTATCTCAACATCAATTCCATCTTGCCCCTTATAGAAGAATACATCAACTTTATCTTTTATTGATGGTGCTTCAGTAAATGTGAAGGTAGTTCCACCTTCAAACTGATATGCAACATTAGGAGTCTGTAGAACACCATTTACAAATATAACTAAAACTGCATTTAGATCAATTTGTTCTCCTAATAGAGATTCTTCATCAATTTCAAAACTTAATAGTTGACCATTACGGAATAGTGGGAATCTCTTTCTATTTCCAGTTTGCATAGGTGAAATATCATCTATGAAATCCAATTCACCAAACTGCCAAGCAGAGAAGAAATCATTAAATGTTTGAACAACTTCAAGTTGGAACTGTTGTAATGGTTTCTGCAATCTCTTATCAGTTACAAGACCAATTGGTGTAAACTTATCACCAACGTTAAATGAGTAACCAGATCTAGCAACAGCAAATTCAGAGATCTCAAACATACTTCTAGCTGCTCCAACATTAGTTGTTGCTGCTCCAACTTTAAGATTTAATAATAAGTTTCTACCAGTATCTTCTGTTTTACCAACACCCAATCTTGAAACACCAACAACTGGCATATTTTCATAAATTGGTTCTGGTGTTGAAACTTCAGGATTAACGTATCTTGCACCTTGATTTGTAATAGTAAAGTCTAAAGCACCACCAGTTCCAGCAGGAGATTTACCTACCTGCAATCTCATAGTGTTTATTGTTACCCTACCTACAGGTAAATCTGTATTATATGCTGGATCAGTTACTCGTGGATATAAATGATTTGATTGATATGCATCTTGAGCACACTTGAATACTAAAGATCCTGTTGTAATTCCAACATTAGCATTTGATTTCTGAATACAATTAGTTACAGTCTTAGCAGGTACAAATGTATGTGTAAATTGAGATGCTGATGGATTTGGATTTACATTAACTTTAAATGTATTAGTTGTAACAGCATAAATTGAAAGCCATTTTCCACTCGCATAATCAGTAGGTCTTGGATATCTGTGTTCTGTTTGATTATTATCCTTAGTACAAGTAAATGTCAAACCATAATCTTCAATTAAAATATTATCACCAATAGAATATCCATGATTTGCTTTAGTAAGAGTTAAATTACCAGTATTCTTAACATAAGATGCATTTGTTGGTGTTATAGAAACGGATCCAGGAATTCCATGATTGTTACTAATAACAACTATCTCACCAGTTGCTGGATCGTAAGTTGCACTACTTGCTGTTGTAGTTCCATATGAAACAGTAACACCATCTTGCTGATGTGGAGCACCAACATTAACAGTTACTGTAGTTCCAGTTACGGCAGTAATTGCTAATGGTGTGTTGTATGCTGGATCAGAAGTTCTTGGATATGCATGTAATGTGGCATGATCATCAGCATCACAAGTAAAGATAAGTGATTTCTTAGCAATAGTTAAAGTATCACTAGTTGTATAACTATGAGTTCCTATTGTTAACTCTATTAAACCTGTAGATGGTATATACGTTGCATCAGAAACACTTCTCTTTGTAGTTCCTACGGTAACAGCATCCCATTTACTAGTTCCTACAAATATGTGAGTTCCAATAGAATTTACAAACTTATGCTTATTTGTTGCAACTTTAGCAGTAATAGAAGCACCAGTTCCTCCTCCACCACCAGATCCAACATTAACGGTAATAGTGTTACTTGTAACACCTTCTATTCCTAATGTTTGTCCAGCAGCAGGATCTGTAGAACGAGGATATGGATGAATACTATCATGATCATCTCTAGAACAAGTAAAGTTTAGAGATTCTGTTCCGATAGTAACTGTATTTGCTGCTCTTGTAATTGCAGTCGCTGCTGCAGCTTGTCCCGAAACATATGTGTGAGTGTAATTTCCACCAGTTCTTACTGCATTAGCATTTGCACTACTAAAGGTATGTCTTGAAATATTTGTTGATGGTATTGTAGTTAGAGTTTGAATTGTGATAGTTGTATCAGTAACAGACTCAATCTTGATTGCAGTATTGTAGAATGGATCAGTAGTTCTAGGATATGCCTTCTCAGCATTATTATCATCAAGATCACAAGTAAATTTAATTGATTCTTGATCAAGTTTGATGCTAGTTCCTGGTTCTAAGGTATGAGTACCGATTGTTATTTCCATCAATCCTGTTGTAGGATCGTATTCGGCAAATGATGGAGTAAATGTTACCTCTGGAGATGCTCCAACATTAATATCAAAGGTAAACTGCGTTACATTTGAAATAGTCACCCACTTACCACTTATTGGATCAGAAGGTCTAGGATAAGTATGATTAGTAGCATTATTATCCATATCACACGTAAATGTGATTGAATGATCCTTTATCTTAACATAATCACCGTTAGAGAATCCGTGACCGTTAGTTAGTACACCTGCGGTGATTGTCATAGCACCACTAGTTGGATTATATGTTGCGTTAGCAATCTCTACTACATTTCCAGCAGTCAATCCGTGATTATCTCCAAGAGTTATTATCAACTCTCCAGTAGATGAAATATAATCAACTATTGAAGGTGTATATTGAGTACCTGTATTAGCAGTAATTGAATTTGTATTTGAAGAAACAAATTTATGAATAAACTGGATATCAGTAACTCCGATAGAAACTGGATCTCTATATCCAGAACCAAATGTTAAATCGGGATAAAATTCATATACACTTCCACCACCATGATAAACGTGTGGAATAGTGGTTAAACCAGCTTGAACTTCAAATGTTCTCTCAGATATAATACCAACTAAAGGTAAACCTCTTTCATGATCTTGGAAGAATGAAGTTGTAACACCAAGATATCCACCACCACCTATTGTTCTTACTGCATTAGGAGTTGCTGAAACGAATGTGTGTGCATCTGTATTGGTTGGTGTTGTTCCTAATAGAACATTTACCTTAAATGTATTTGTCGTTACGTCAGAGATGTATAGGTACTTGTCATAAGCAGGATCAGTTTCTCTAGGATATGCTTTCTCTGCAGCAGAACCAGTAGCACCATTATAATTGCAACTAAAGGTTATTGATTCCTTCTCAAATTTAATTGCATCACCATCATAAAGACCGTGATTTGCGATTGTTACTACCATATCACCTGTTGCTGGATCATATGTTGTAGCATTAGTAGGAGTTCCAACAGCATCAGTTGGACACTTAAATTCTAAATGCTTAAGATGAACCGACATTGGATACTGTAAAGCATATCCATGAACAGAATTGGTTGTAACCGTTATGATTCCAGTAGTATTATCATATGCAGCAGTTTGAATACCAATTTCATACTTAGATGAAGCACCTATTCCAGTAATTTTACTGATAGAACCAGCAGCAAATAAGTTAATATTATCATTTAAACTTGGTTTAACTTTAGCACCTACAAGTGGAGCATATCCAATACCTGGAGTAGAACCCATAGAAACAATCAGTCCACCTCTTGGTAGTTGATTCTGATTGATATCAAAATCAGATTGCATCGGAGTACCATTCTCTGAAGATATTCCAGTAAATATAACACTAGAAATACCAGCAGTAGAATCTGCTTTTATCTCATAGTTATTACCTGCATTGTTTAATGTAAGAGGAGTCTGGAATACACCATTAATGAATAAGATACCATTTCCAACAGCAACACCAGTTTCTGTATTAGCACCACCAACAGTCATTGTGTAGGTTTTACCAATTCCAGTAAATGAATCTGAAACATCATCAAACACCATATTAGTGTCATAATTGCTTCTTAAGAATGTTCTACCACTAAATTCTGCTCTTACATATGGTAAGTTAGTGTCATTCCTTCTTGCTCTAGTATTTCCTTTTGGTGGATCTAAGAACCATACAGTACTATCAACAATATTAAAGGATCCTCTATGAACCCTAGTAGCGGTTGTGTCAGCGTGAGAAGTTGCTCCTATACCCAAAGATCCTCTATTAACTCTAACAACGGGTAGAGTACAAATACCGAGGGCAACATCAGTAGAATCGTTTATAGTTCCAGTAGAAATGCTTGCAAATCCTACTTGCTCAACCTTCATATATTCACTATCAATCTTCAATACATCTCTGGGTTGAACTGAACTAATTCCACTAAGAACAAACTGAGATGTTCCTGCACCAATAGCACCATCAAGTGTATGTTCGATTGAAGTAAATGTAATTGGTTGCTGAACGATACCATCTAAACCAATAACAGTCTTAGATAGTTTTTTAGTCATATCAAGTTGGTGTGCATTACCTTCACCAACACCAGTAAATGTTATAGCAGCACCAGCAGAAATATATTCTTTTCTACTGAATAATTTAAATTTATTCTCATTAGTAACCTTAACAAATACTTCAGATGGTAATATATCAGTTGTAATACCAGCATTATTGGTTGTAGATCCTATTGATACTGCAGTTGATCCAATACCGATAAAGGTTGATCCTGGAGAATATGTTAATTGCTCATTAGTATTGAAGAAATGATTTGGTAGAGTAAACTCACCAGTTACCATATTCAACTGAGTTGCATCTGCAGGATTAAATATCTTAGTATAAACTGGAATATTATTATGATTTAAGTCAAAATTAACTTTATTTGCTCTAGATCCATTTACACCATCATAAGCAGATAATACTACACTCTTCTCTGCAGGTCCAACAACTAGAGAATCTGGAGTATTTTGGAAATCGTTTATAGTATTGAATACTTCATTAAATGCCTGAACTTCAATTAAAGATGTTTGTGAAGTATCAGGATAGAAATTAATATTAATATTATTTCCAGATGTAACTGCACCAATTGTACCTAATCCACTATTAGATTGTCCTGTAAATGGATATTGTATGGTAGTTGCGGTTCCTTCATCTTGCATAATAACTGCTTGATGTATAGCAGATTCAGTACTACTATTAACTCTCACAAGAGTCTTAATTGCACTATCAATTCTATTATCAATTGTAGAAATTAATATTGGTGTTGAAGTACCCGTATGATATGTTGATTCTAACCTAGCAGATCTTTCAGCACCTGCAGGTTGTCCTGGAACTGCATATCTATATGTTCCTACTCCAACAATTCCATTTCCGTCAATTGTTGCACCTAAACCAACGATATTTGCACTTGCATTAATTACTCTCTTCGTATCATTTTCACATTCAAGGTAAATTGTACCAGAATCATATCTTGCAGTAAGAACTCCAACCCTAGATGCACTATAAGAAACATTTAATGCGTCAACATAAGTTTCTGCATAGAAGATATTAGTTCCATCAAAGTCTAATATAACCTCACCATAGTTAAGTTCTTTAGTAATATCATCCTGAACCAATATATCAGCAAAGAGTCCATTAAAATCAGTATCAGAGAATTGTGCTATAGTTGTTGTAGTAACTCCTATAATATTATCGTTAATATCTGTTTGTGCGATTGCAACTTTTACATTAACGCCAGTTAAATCAACCTGACCTATGGAAGTAGATTCAGTCTTAACTGCATTAGTAATAAACTCTGTTTTTAAGATCTTAATATCATGATCTCTATCATACTTGTCAGTTGGTAAGAAGTTTAATGCCTTTCTTTGGAATGCATCTGAAGTTGCTTCAAAGTCACCCAACTTTATGTTTGTGAAATCTGATGATTTTTCAACTAAAAATGCATTATTTGTGGTTGTTAATACAGCAATTTCTGATAATTGAATATCTAATGTATCTGCATTAACAATTTGAACCAAATACTTGGTAAAGTTACCATCAATTTCTTCAATTTCAGTAAATACATCTTGGAATCCCTTACTTGAGAATCTTCCACTAATATCATCATGAATCAAAACTCTATTTGATTTACACTTTGTATAGTCTGTTAATTTTGTATTTTGGAATGTTGCAAATTTTGATTTTGTTGGATTTACGTCAGGTCTAGCATCATAATCTCTTCCAAAATCAAAGTTGTTGATTGTATCAACTCTCTTATCATTCATAAGATCAACAACTATAACAGGATTTGCCTGAATAGTAGTTCCAATACCAACATTAACAGCAGAAGTTATACCAACATCAGAGAAATTTTTAAGACCTGATGGGTGAACTAATCTATTAACAGGATTAACTAAATCATCCCAAGCAACTGGACTCTTAATAGAGTATGATAGATTCTGATAATAATCATTATCTGGTATAACTTGGAAATCTTCATTTAATTTTCCAGTATTATCCAACCATCCATAATCTTGTCTATTGGAATAATCAACCTTAAATTTAGCTCTATTTCCAACAATAGAACTTACTGTTGCACTTATATTACTATTAGCACCCCGTATTCTATCACCAACTCTTAATTGATAATCACCATCAACTTTAATAAAATCTTCTCTAGATTCTACTACAGTTAATCCTCTTTCAATAAACTTATCTGTACCCTTAACAAGAACACTTTCATTAAGTAGTAATAATCCCCTTTCTTGAATAACTTCAAATACAGGATAATTCTTTCTGTTAATGATATTTGCATAACCAGATTGATAAGTCTTAGCAATACCTGGATTGGTTGTTAATCCAGATACACTATATTTCAAAATTGCTGGATTTGAGTTTGTATATTCATCAACGATAAAGAATCTATATTGATAATTTGCAGAGTTATAACCATCTCCACCAGTAGCAATACCAGAAGAGTTTGTATTAGATTGTGTTCCAATACCTGCTTCACCAAATAATTCAACACCTTCTACAAAAATCTCATCTCCAGTTGTGAATGGAGGATTTACAAATCCGTTTATTGGAGTTTCTAATACACAAGTAACTATTCCACTTCCACCACCAGTCATGGAACTAATTCCAACACCATTAGAATTATTAACAGTAACAATCCTATGGTTTACAGATTCTAATCCTTGAATAGGAGCAATAATATTAATTTCAGATATTGATTGATGTGGTGTATGTGCAGTTAATGAAGTTTCGTCTACAACGAGATCACTTTCTGGATTATAAACAATAACATCTGGAGCAGATAGGAATTGATTACCACCATCTACAACATTAATACCTGTGATACTATCTACATTATCAATCCTAACTACAGGAGAAACAAATGCTTCAGGACTTAATGTTTTATCTGATGGATATTCATATCCAATATCGAATATTCTTACATCATTAATTCTTGCAATTGATGTAGAAAGTGCCACAACATTTGCATTTGTTCCACTAGTAGTAACTTGACTCCAATTTTCTGGTGTTGTTGGAACACTATTGGTACTAGTTGTGATTGCAACATAGGTCAATCCAGCAAATTGAACTACAGTACCTTTCTTATAATCAATAGTATTACTCCAATTTGAACCACTTGCACTAACAATTCTTTCAAATTTTGGTATCTTCTTATAATCAACACCCTTAGAAATTACTTTTAATTCTTTTATAGATCCAACTACAGTTTTAGATTCTGTTGAATATTCAATTGTTTCACATTGATCTGCCTGATATGAAAGAAGTTCAGGTATTTTTGTAGGAGAAACCTTAAATGTATCGGAGGTTATGCCAAATATCTTATAATCACCACTATAAGAACTATCTACAAATTTAATTTGTGAATTATTTTCAACTAATGGATCTGCAGTACTAATGTATCCACCTTTTTCTACCGCATAATATAATTCAGTTGGAGTTGATTTTGAGAATGCAACTGATACAACCGAATCTGTTCCTACACCTACTGTACCAACACCAGCTCTATTAAAGATGCTACTATCTTGAGAACTAATAAACTCATTCTTAAACTCTTTATCATAGAAGAATTTAAGATCATATCCAGTTAAAGATGTATCAGAAACATTAAATGATAATTTAGAACTCTTAGTTACTTTAAGTTGTGGATTGACTAAAGCAACACTATGAGTTTGTCCTCCAGTAGAAGTAATACCAACCAATAATGGTGGTTGTTGCTGCACATCATTTAAAGTTTCACCTAAACTGAATTGATTTGAATTTTCTTCATAAACATAGTAACAAGGATTATTCAATCCATCTGCAGCATCACTACTTTCATATAAAACCCTATCACCAGTTTTATATCCATGAGAGTTGATTGTAATTCTATTGTTTATTACATCTATAGCATCAGAACCAAATCCAGTCCTATTAACCAATAATTTTTGGAATTCTGAATTAAACGAAAGACTTAATGGTGTAGTACTACCAATTCCAACAATATTATTTGGTATAACATTCAGATTAATTACATCATCATTTTGTAGACCGTGTGTAGAAGTTATTGCTGCTCCAATATTTGTAGTAATTGTTGCTGTAACATCATCAACATCACCAATAACTTGAGTATTATTAGATTCTAAAGCATATTCAAAATCATCAGATCCATTACCGTGGAAGAATAATCCTTCACTTGTACTACCAATTGAAGTTCTTTCAGTTACAAGACCAATATAATTTTGTCCTTTATTAATCGCATATACCGTAAATGTATCTGTCGTTACATCAGGAATATTGAATAGATTATTTGGAGCACTTTCTTCTCCAACAATCATCGAAGTAGCAGTTCCTCTCTTAGTAAGTGTTAATTGCTGACCATTAACAAATGGATGATTTGGAAGATATATTGTTCTTGTTGGAATTGAAACCTCTTTTGGAGTTTCACCAACAGTATAATTTACACTAATCGTACCACCAGATGTTGTACCTAGTCCAACTGCCTGATTAGCATTAAAATAAACTAAGTCATTAACCTTAGATTCAAATTTCTCAACCTTAACAGGTATTGTAATTTCCCTATTTAAAATATCTAACTTAGATCCATAAGCATGAGCAATACCTGAACCAAATCTCTTTACTCTTAGAATAGAACCTATATCAAAGATATTAAGAACTCTAACAGTCTCAAAATCACTAATTTTTATAGATGATCCAATAGAAACTGTTTTTGGAATAGTATTTACGTAAATATCATCAACTCTACCTGTAACAACTGCGTTTGCAGTCATAGATTGAGCAAGTCCAATCTTATCAGTTGAAACACCAACAGTAAATGAATTTGTAAGGTGAACTATTGGACTACTTAATCCAGAAATAGAAACGGTATCAAGATCATTTACTTCAAAGAATGGTGAATATGTTGCAGTAACCTGATTACCAGTTTTCCAAGTAAATACTGCATTCTCGTATCTAGTTAATTGTGTCTCAATACTAGAAATGCCAATACCAACTAGAGATTTAACTTGTCCTCTTAAACCTGATCCATTAGTTCCAACATTATTAAACTCTGTAAAATCACCGACTCTATAACCATCACCACCATCTAAAACTTGTAAACTATCAATTTCACCAGTAGTAACTGATTCAACAGTTGTTAATTGTCTTAAGAATTCATTAGATTCTACAATAAAATCATTATCTGCTAATACATTACCAACTTTATATGGGAAAGTATTTCTTGCTAAATTAGAATTATTAAAATCAAATTCTTGATTTAATGTAGTATTGGATAAAATATATGGAGATCTATAAGTTTTACCTATAAAATATGGGAAACTTGGTTCTAAATCATTTGTTTGTGAACTAGGTGCTACACTAGCAAAATATGCATAAACACCATTTGGAAATTCATCAGTTTTACAGAATCTACCATTATGCTCATCAAGAGTATGTGATCCAGTATATTGCCAATCATCAGTAAAAAATCCACTCTCAAACTTAGTTGTGGATGGACGATCTACAACCTTAGTTACATCTAAAGTATAACCAGAAGTTACAATACCAACAGCAGGACCTAATTGATCAATTTCTGTATAACCATATGGTCCATAAATTGGATTTCCATCATATGCCCAACCAATAATTGGTGAATGTTTAGTTCCATCATCGTTAAACGATGTTCTAATATCCGATGTATATCCATGAACACTAAGGTGTAAACTATTCTCACCTTCAGAATTTAAACTGTAACTACCTTGCCTCTTGTTATTATCAACTGTTAATTTTCTAACTCTAGGTTCAAACTTAGCATTCTTTCCTCTTGCCTTAACGCTAAATGTAACTAAAGAAGCAGTATATCCAATACCAGGATTAATTACTTCTACACCAGTTAGTCTTCCTTCACTAATTGTTGGTTTTAGAATAGCACCAGTTCCAAAAACTCCAGCACCACTAATCCCAGTTGTGGTCATTCCAACTGCTTCTATAGAAACTTCTGGTAAAGAGTAATATTGCTGACCTCTATTTAAAACCTGAACATCAACAACTTTACCACCAACAATTGCTCCACCAACAATTGCATCTTTTCCATTTTCAACAACTATTTTTGGATTTTTCTGTAAATTTAATATATCTGAACCATACTTAGTACCTTTTTCATAAAGATAAGTATCAATTATACTACCTGTAACTACTGGAGTAAAGTTAAACGTTCCAGTAACAGTCGATCCAAAGGAAACTTCTGCGGTTACTTTAATATCTGGATACTTAAATGTTTGGAATCCTTCTCCTTGAGTTTCTAAACCAACATAATCACGTCTATTATAAGCATTTCTAGATGGAGTTCCAGAACCAGCATCTGCCAATCTAAACGAATTATCATCAATTTTTAATATATGATAAGAATTAGATGTACTTAATCCACCAATAATAGTACCTGAAGTTGAATATTCAACAAGATCGCCATCAGAGAAACCATGATCTTTAAAGTTTATCTTTGCATATCCTATAGAAACGTCTGTAGGTTTGATATGTAATTTTCTATATTGATATCCAGAACCAGAATTTATAACTTTAACTGACTGTAAAGTTTTCTTAGATACTGTTCTAAACTTATGAATACCTGCAGCGTTGGTTGCGGTTGAAATACCAATAGTATTAATACCAGCAATTGCATCATCGTATGTCTGATGTAATTGAATTGTACTTGAATTAACTACTCTAATGTTATATCCAGCACCAGTTGCTAATCTTCCAGTAGCAGTATTTGTATTATCTCCAAATCCACCTATACCAATAGAAGGATTACCATTGCTATTATAGAAAATAAGATCACCATTATCTAAGAAATGCTTTTTCTTAAATGTAATTGTCTCATCTTCGATTGATAGTCCACCAGAGAAGAAAATATCTCTACTATCAAATAACATTTCTCGGTATCTTTGCCCAATAACTGGTTCTAAAAGACAACCAGATCCATTACCACCAGTTAATGAGATAGCCTTTACTTCATCTATATCAAAATCATGAGGGTCTACAAATACTTCTTTAACTGTTCCACTAATAACAGGTTCTATTAACGCTGTTACACCAGCACCAATACTATTTTCAATAACCAATCTTGGTGGATTTACTACATCATAATCTTCACCACCATTATATACATCTACACTATCAACAGGACCATAATAAATGTAATCTTCTGATATTGGAGTTCTTATTTGAACACCATCAATCAACATACCGATATTGTTAACTGGTGTTTCATTTTTACCAGAAACATATAGATCTTGACTTAATGGGAATTTCTTAAGAATTTTATTAGCAGATAAATTCTTAGCGTACTCACTTTCTTTTGTAAATGTATGAGTAGAAGTTGTTGCAAGTCCTTCAGCAACAAATCTGATAGCATTTACTACATTACCTATCATTCCTCTAGAACGATATAGTCTAATTTTACCAGGTTTTGGTTGAACTATTTCAACATAGTAAGTTGTACCAGATTCTAAGTTAGTTAATGGATTAGATGATTCATAAACTACAGCATCTCCAGTAATTAACTCAATTTCGTCATTATTACCAGAAAATACTTCATTATAATCCTTAGTTAGACTATTATATCCTCCCAAAAATCCATTTGTAGATGATATAGAAATTAAAGTTCTCTTAACAGATGAAGGTAATGTATAACTTGGTAGAGAGTTAGATGCAACATATCCATCAATATCATCATCAGTATATACGTTTAGTACATCAGATATAATATTTGAATTGCCTTCTCCTATTTCTATGCCTTGACTAATTGCTTTATTTAATTTTCTTCTTAAATCATAATATAAACCAACTACAGGAGTAAATCCAGATATTCCAGAAACTATTACTTGATTACTTGAAGGATCAATATTTGTAACTTCAACTAATGAAACTTCAACATTCTCAGAATTTCTAGATAAAATTTCTGCCTTATCACCAACTTTTAAACTGGATTTATCAATTGAACTTCCCAATACAAGAGTAGAACCGTTAATTTGAGTTATCTGATATCTGGAACTAGTATTGTAAATCCATGAGTTGGCAAATATTTCTTTATATGACTTATCAAAACTAGGATTACTTATAGTTTCACCTACGTTCTTAACAAAAATTCTTTCTCCTTCAGATACAGAAGAGATATCTGAAACTGTTTTAAATTCAGATAGAACACCAGTTATTCTTAAATCAACTCTCTTTGTTAAATCTCCATCTTCATAACCAAAGATTGTTTCATCTGCTCTAAGATCAGAACCAATACCAATATTTTCTGTGATGTTAGTGCAACCAAAGAACTGGTTAACTGATTTTGATGAATATGTAATTGAGTTAATACCACATAAAACATAACCAGTCTGAGCAAATCC